ATTTCATTGTTAAATCTTTACGCAACTTTGCAGTTTGTTTGGGAGTGAGCGATGACTTCGTAATCGCATATCCCTTTGAAGTTAGAACACGGTTTAGTTCTGCAGCTGCCATTATGTTATATCTGATATATAATCTTAAATATGATATCAATTTTATTATTTGCTATATTATCGTTAATATACAGAGGAAATGTATCCAATCGAACTAGTCTATTTTGCAGTTTGTACCATTATAATTATATTATCATCTTTTCTACCAACAAAATTATTATTGTTACTTGATATTATTATTGTACGTATTGCATTCATTGCTCTATTGATACACACAATGCAGGTTGGACCTACGGCTGGTATTATTGTATTTATGACGATTGCCATTCTATATTTAGAGAGAAATCGCAGAAAGGTTGCAAATGCTTTAAAGAAACTGGATGCAATGGAAGTACCTAAATATGCAACTGTTGAAGAAGCTTATAAAAAAACAGCACCAGTTGATATTCCTGCATTTGATGTTGCAAGTCCTGAAGAAACTGAATTTTTTCCTCATGATACCCATGTATTAGATTCATTTGAACCAGTTGATGTTTCTATTAATCAGAAAGCAGTATTAAGTACAATTTATCCGTTGGCTGAACGAACCGATGAATTATATGAAAAGATGGGATTTGGTCATGTTGATATAGAGACTGTTATGTAAGAACTTTTGTTTTTAAATCTGTTATAAAAATTGAAATTAAATGAATTATTAACAGTATATTACTATGAATTATACATATGGATACTCTTTCACAATTATTATCTGATAATTGTAAACGGATTAAAGAAGACAAAAAGTGGAAAAATAAATCTAGAATAGTTGGAGAAGCTATAGAAGATTGTGCGATTACATTATTATGTCCAATATGCAATGAGAAGACATTAAGCAAATATAAGCCAAATGAAAAATCAAAAGATATAAAATGTATTAATTGTAATTGTCAAATTCAGATTAAAGGAGCAAAATTTACTAAAAAAAAGAAAACATCTTTAAGACTCTTAGGTGCAGAATATAAAACAACATGTACTTCTATTAAAGAAAATAATGTGCATTATTTAGTTGTATTATATTCAGTTATAGAAGATAAATATACTATTAATGAGATCTATTTCATAAATCATGTAGACATAAATAAAAATTGTATTATTCCAAGAAAACCATTATCATCTAATGCAAGACGTGCAGGATGGCAAGGATGTATATTAGTATTTAACACATTTAAATCAATAATAATTTTAGATTAATTATGCCAAAGGCTATTAATTCTGCCAAAGGCTATTAATTCTGCCAAAGGCCATTAATTATGCCAAAGGCTATTAATTCTGCACATCATCCTTTGACATCGTCTTATCAATATAAACCGCTTTTAAAACCTCTGCAACTGCTACATTTTTAGAAAGATCCATCCCCGCATCTTTCCAGTTTGGTTTAGTAGCATCTAAAAATCGCTTTAGAGAAGCACGTGTACTTCCTGTTCGCTGTATACCAGAACCATCTGTAAACGAAATTGTAATCAATGCAGGAGAATTTGCAACAGTCTGTGTCAACGCTTTAACACAATTCTCTCCAAAGCATGAAAATACATCCATTTCCTTATGATTATAACAACTATCTAATGCATATAAGTTCGCATCTAAAGTATTATATATTTTACATGCTGGCTGTGATGGTTTATCCAATCCATCCATTGATGAATTTAAATCACCTGAAGTACATCCTTTTACTGTTTGTTTTTGGTTTTCATAATAATTTGACATAGATGATGGACAGAACTCAGATGCCTTTTGCTCATAGTCTTTTAATACAACTGAAACACAACTTGCTACAGAACTCGATGCAGATAATGCACATTTTTTATCATTAATGCATGATCCAGCTATAATTTCACCATTACAACATATTGTATCTCCATCTTTATTATTAAACGAAGTATATCCAACTGGACATGCTGATAAAACATAATCTGTTTTTTTAGGTATTATATTATCAAATGATTCCGTAGATTTATAGGATACTAATAATAATAGTAATAAAATGCAAACAATGAGTACGTATAGTTCTAGCATTTTAATCAGTATTAATATTTTTATATGCTAAATATAATAAACATCCAGCAATTACTCCCGTAAAAGATGCCGCACCTATTATAATAATACCTTCAGTATCTATTTTTACATCATCTTTAATTAGCAATGGATTTTTTCTCTCTTTTTCAGCAAGAGTTTCAGCAGTCGTTTTTACTCTTACAATATTAGTATTTGGGTCTATAATATAATTATTAAATGGCACACATTTATATTGCGATGATGTATAATTTTGTGATTCTGATGTAGTAACTGTTCTAGACACTGTCGCAGTAGGTGGTGTCGGATAATATTTAATTTTGTCAATAAATTCTTTATTACAAGTAGCCATATTTTTTAATTCAATATTTCCATTGTCAGATATTTTTATCGGTTTTCTAACTTCATCTACTATTTTAGATTTAGCAATAGATGGTAATCCATTTCGTATAGCCGGATGAAGTGTAAATTGTTTTAATGCACCTGTCTGACTTACAAGTTTTTGATAATTTACATGACTTAAATGAATTCCATTTGGGAATACACAAATATACAGATTATTTGTATTTATTTTATTGGATTCAACTGTTTCAAAATGTGTACTATATCCTAAAGAGGTTTGTTTCTCTATTATACTTGATAATGTTGCAAGATTTACAGATTCTGAATGATTTATAATTTGATTTAAATATGCATCGTGATCAGAAATACCATTATTATAGATTGGAAAGCATAGTAGAATACCTGCAAAATCATTATTGTTGCCAGAAAATGTTAAAACCATTTCTATAGATGGTGTTTCATTCATATTAGGTAATTTATATCCATCATGTAATGAGGAACATATTTGTATTTCAACCAATGTATATGTATTACCATTATATGTACATGAATTTGAAGATGGATCATTTATTGTACTGCCAACAATAGTTGGCACTGTTTTTAGCTGACCAAATGCAGTATTAATTGGATGATAACCATTAACTGTTATCTCATTTAATTTAATTTGTGATATTGTTCCATTAAGATTAATAATACCATACGATTCACTAATAGAATTAGAGGACATCTATAAAATAAAACTAAATAATTAAATGATATATTACAAAAGTCCAGGTATATATTTAGGTCCATCAAATCTATAAATGTCCACTTGTCCCTCCTTATTTAATGCATCTACTCTAATATTCTCACCTGACATCATCTCTTGACAACCCACATCATCCATACAGTTTCGCCCCTGAAGTCGTAATGGAACTGGAACAGGGTTAAATGAATCCGTACGTGTATAATAATTCCATCTGTTGTTAGAGCCTACTGTTCTACGTCCGTACAGTGGTAAAATTTGTTCACCTGCTTTAATAATTCCAATGGATTGAAATGATTCGGGTAAACCTTGAGTAGGAATATTAATAGGCATAGATGTAAGTCCTCCGCGCGGAGGAAATTCAGGAGGAGCCATCCAGTCTCGTAAGGGTTGCGGAGCCTGAGAAAAACGGGAATCCTGTACAGCAGTATTTGTTACAATATGATTAGTAGGTGGTTGCATAATAATAGTCGGTTGAAATTTATATAGAAGAGCCGCTCCAATACACATAAACAGAATAATACATAATATAACACCTGTAGAAATACAGAATACGCCAGGAGGGCATGACATATATGAATAACGAGTCATCTATAACACAGTCGTAATAAAATAAATGTAGTGAACTTCATATATTTTATTATTTTAATTATTACAATATCATATTTTATTGTAATTTGAATTGAGAATTTGCGCCTCCCTGACCACCAAACATTCCAGAAAATGTCTGTAGAAGCTCTTTACCATCTGCCAAAATTGGGCGCATTTGGGTCAACATACCCATCAAGCTTTTCTGTGTTTCCAACAGTTTTTTAGTATCATCTGTCATTTTTGATGTTGTTTCAGGGTCAAATGAACTCATTGCTTTAATTAAGGTTCCACCTGCATCTAACATAGGGCCTTCTTTGTGTTCTGAAGGCATTTTACCTAATTTGAATAGTTGATTTGTGGCTGATTGAAATTCTTGTGATGCAATATTGTTCTCAAATGATTCCTTATCTTTTAAAGGAGCTGAATCTTCATTTGCTTTTTTAACAGCAGAGGTTACTTCCTCTACCTGTTTTTTATCAACTTGATCTTTTTTAACAGTTGGCGCAGGTACACTTTCTTTTTTATTAATTACATTTTTATCTAACCCTTTCATCAAATTATTAAGTATAGCTTGTGTATTAGGCTCTTCTTGAAATGACTCCTTTTTCTTATCCATATTCTTAGAATCCTCGAATCCCTCAAACCTTCTTAAAAACTTTTTTAAAACCATTGTATACAGCAAAACAAATAAAATGGTAACCGCTACAACTAATTCAAGTTGTTCAATGAATGCTGCTGCAATAAATACAACTGCTGCACATAAAAGTACTCCACTAATTCCAGAATAAACAAGCGTATAAACAACAGTAAGTATAAGTACACCGATTGAAATTATATGTGTTGTTTCATTAAACTTCATTCTCTATAATCTGTATGGAAACTTTAGTATTTATAATAACATTAATTTATAATACCATCAATGGTACTAATACTTTCTGAATAAACCAAAATAAAAATCCACCTATTAATGATTTTACAGCAAGACCAGTGGTAGTTAAATCACCACCCAACCGTAATAGTAATGGAAAATAGTGACCAAGAAGAAGATTAAGTGCAGGTAAACTAACTAGAAATATAATAATAGCAACTAAAAATGGCTGTTTCATTTGTGAAATAATATCGGCATAATAATTGCCTTTGGTATCGCTAATAGTTGGCTGAACATATTGTGGTTGATAAGGTGCATGCATTGCATTAGGGAAATTAGGTGCATGATTAGAATAGTTAGGTGCATGCATTGCATTTGAAAAATCGGCAGCAGTGGGATAGTCTTTACCAATCATATGAGCTGTAGCAGTAGCTGGATCCATTGCTACTGGATATGTGCTATTCGGATTAGGTGATTGAATAATTTTGTTTCCACCGGACATAGGAATATTCATATCTGCAAGAATCTTATTCACAAGATCATCATCTTTATTATTTGATACCGGAACTTTACTATCAAGATCACTTAAAAGCGTACCAGCTGTTGCCATTTTCTTTGAAAATAACAGAAAACCTTTGTGAAAACTATACGCTTTCTGTTATTTTTTCTTTGAAAATTTTATTGTTTGATTACACTATTGCGCGCCATAAAACGCCCAAGTTTACTAGCCACTGGGCACTGCGTAAATGCTTCTATAGTTCCCGATGAAGGACATTGTATAATCTGTGTTTTAAATTCGTAGCATTTTCCTCCTTGCATACGATATACATATTTATCAAAATCCTCTTCTACTGGAGGCTTATTCACATTACATTCAGTGCCTTTGCATTGAGGACGAATCATACATATAAGCCCTATACCAATAAGTACACTGAATACTACATTAAAATTAGGATCTTTTAGAATATGCTGAATACCCATTTCTGCTCTTTGTGGGATTTTAAAATCTTATCCTCTAATAAATGTTTAAACATGTCATGATTATTCCACTTCTCATCGGTATCATAATAGGTGTAATTGGTGTTATTTATATCAAACCTGAAGAGAAAATAGTATATAAATATCCGAATCCTGAGGATAAAAACCCCACAATCTATAAAGATAAAAATGGTGTTTGTTATACATACACTGCAAAAGCATCCAATTGCGATAAAAATGAGGGGAAATTGAAGAACTTTCCATTGAGCAAGTAAATTAAATATATTCTTCAGGATCAATACCTTTTAGCCATGCAGCAACAATGTATCCATGGCCAAATGCAAAAGTAGGGTCATTGATTTTTTCTCGTAATACTTGAGGAGTAATCTCAATTGTAGCTAATGATCCATTTGGATTATGTACCCCATCAAAATCATATACTATAATATTATTACCTTTCTCCACCCATTCTTTTAATTTTATTGCAGATTCTGTATTTTTCATTAAATTAAAATATTCAGGAACATATATTTTCTTACGAGATGTAACATAATCCATCTCTTCAGGATTTCCCTCCCATTTAGCATACAATACTTTTTTACCTTTTGAATCTGGATATCGCCGTTTTGGTTCTTTCTGTGCTTTCCACCACTGTTTTGTAGTTTTTTCAGGGATTCCTTCAAATACTTTACCAGATTGCCAATAACTTTCAAAGTTCCAAAACCCTTTATATCCTCCTTGAATTGGTGTCATTGGACTAAAATCTCTGCGTGCTATACTTGCAGTAGCTTGAGTAGATGTAACATCTACTGATTTTATAGATTCATATGGTTTAGGAGATGATTTTTCACCACGTTTCTTACTTCCAAGATATACATGCCCAATTTGATTAGAGCTTAAACTTTTTTTTTATTTCTGTTGCATTTGTTGCATTTGTTGCATTTGTTGCAATTCCAAATGCTGATTTAATTTGATTAAATGGACTTTTAGGATTTGCAACAGAAGCAGGAGCAGCAGGAGCAGCAGGAGCAGCAGCAGCAGGAGCAGCAGGAGCAGCAGGAGCAGTTGCAGCAGGAGCAGCAGCAGCAAATAAAGATGTAAATTGATTAAGTGCAGACATGGTCTTTTCAGATGGTTTTGGAAGAGGCTTATTTGAAGTTAGTTCAGGTAATGCTGTATTAACTGCAATTTTAATATCAGATACAGGTCCTGATGAAAATGATTTTTGTTCTACATCACTAATACTTTGTTTAGAAGGTAATGGTTTTGGTTTTGCAGCAAGTGAACCTAAAAGTCTTTTTGGTCTTGGTATTGTGCCAGGATGTGTTTCAATTATTTTTTCAACTTGCTCTTTTTGTTCTTGTTCTTGTTGAGGAGGCTGAGCATGATGAAATTCAGTTGCAGTCGGTATAACTCTTTTTGAGTCAAAATTAATTGAGCTTTTAAGTTGTGCCATTATCTTATTAAATTTACCAGCTTTCTTTCCCTTTTTACGTGCCTCAGAAATACTTACAACTGAATTACCTTCTTCTGCAATACGTACTTGATTACTAATATTAGAAATACGTGTATTAACAAACACTACATCATCATATACATTTTTATCTAAAATCGCATTTTCAAAATATAATTGTCGCATAGTAACACGTTTTTCAGATGGTATATTATTATCAAGTGCATTAATAAGCTCAATATCATAATTTCCAAATCGCACTTCTAGAAGATGCTGATCCGCATCTTGAACATTTTTATTTAATTTAAGTATTTCTTCTTTATCTTTATCTGTTTGATATGCTGTGTATAGCACTCTACGTGCTTCCTCGAATTCTTCAGTTGCATCTTTAAGTTTATCTAAATATTGTTGATAGTCATCTTGTAATTCCAATTCAGTAGCAAGACGATATGTAGGAAGACCAATATTTTTAATAATTTCATCCTTTTTATTTTTAATAATTAAATTACCATTATCATCATATTCAAATAATTTTGATTTATTTTCATTCTTATTTGCTCTTCCTTTATAAAACTTCTGTAAGTCTTCAAATAATTCTGTTGTATTTGAATTTAAATTTGAGGAGTTTGATTGCAATGAATTTGAATTTACTTCACTAACTTCACTAACTGCACTAACTGCACTAACTGCACTAACTTCACTAACTGAATTTGCTGAATTTGATGGAACAATTGGATCAGATAATGGCGAATCTTTGTACTCATTCATTTCTATATAAAGATGTCATTTTGGCGGTTATTATTTATCACTAAATAGTATAATGGCGAATCCGGGTGGAATTATTCCAATATCCATTGCATCAACTACATTTTTAATAGTATTTTTATTATTTTATAAAAGCTGGGGATTAGATGAAAATTCATCTTGGTCCTATATATTATTACTCCTTAGTGGAATAACTGTTGCCATTGTATTTGTATACAATTTTATAATGGGACGTCTTGTATGTTCTAAAGAAACTGGAACATTTTATAAAGAAACAAGTATATCTGTTATTTTTCCAATAGTTGCTATTTTAATAGCATCTATTGATAAATGCCGTATACCAATTGCAAGTATATTACAATCAATATATACAGATACAAATCCTCCTGAAACAATTACAGGTGGTAGAAGAAACAAATTAAAAGGTGGTAACTGTTGTGAAAAACAAATTGCTTTATCTGATATTGAATCACAAAATCCAGCTATAAAAGGTATTGCGTATGGTTTTTATATATTTTTTGGCATGATATATGCAATTACATATGCAAATAGTGTATTAAGTTGTTAAATTATACATCTTGGTAATGAAGATTAGGTGCTTCTGGTCCAAGATAGACATATTGCGGTGATCCATTCTTAATAGTTTCATTAACATTTAAAATATAATACCCTTTCTTCAAAGATGGTTTATTACTTGACTTTAATGATTTTTGGTTGTAAACTAATTCTTCCATATTATCCTCTACATCCACAACATTAATAGACTGGGATGGTACATTTAATGCATTATTCCCTACAATGATTAATACAATAGTATATGATATTATTGCCCACATAATTGCAAAAAGCCAAAATGGCATCCATGTATAACGCTCACGTGAACGTCCAATGCCAAATTCTTTCCATTTTCCATCTTTTGAAAACATAAGTAAAGGTTTAAATGCCAAAATAACAGAAATACCTATCAAGTATAACAAACCTGAATATATAAGAAGGGACATTCTTACTGTTCTTAATAGAATATTTATTATTTATTACATTATTATATCATCATTCTAGATAATATAATAATATTGTATATTCATATAGTAGTCATATCTAATCATCATATTGTTCGTTATGATCATAACCATCTTCTTCTTCATTTGAAACCTCAAAACCTAAATCATCAATTTCCATTACATCAGGTATATACTCATTTCCAAGACCGGGAAAATCCATAATACCAGCATCTAAACGGCGTTGTCGTTCCAAATCATAATAATCTTTATCATATGCATAGATCACTTTAGTACCACCTACTGACCATTTACCCAATCCTAGACGTTTATTCATTAATTCAACTGCTTTCTCTTCAGGTGATAATTTGTCAAAATCTTTAATAACTTTAACGCGTTCTTTTTCATTACCAATTTCAATCATATTTTTGATTGTCTCTGAATCAAATGTAATCTTTTCTCGATAAAATTTGCGTAATAATTTTGTAATTAAGTCAAGTAATACAATATTACCATCTGGATGTAAAAGAAAATGCAATGAACCATACAGGATTAATTCTTTAATATATCGTACTAGTTCAGTTTTAATTGCTATATTTCTGAAACATAATCTATTTTTATACTCAAGAATAGATGATAAAAATGTTATGAATGAATGTAGTTTATTTTTAATATTTTGCTTATATTCATTTAATAACCCAGGAAGGACTTGTACATGTTTGCTCTTTGATTGATGTGCTACTTTTATTCTTTCATTCAAATCAAATGGCATATATTCATTTTGAAGTAAATCAATTACATCACCAATGTGCTGTTTAGAAAGTGATTCTTGCATCTCAATTGTTATATCTAATGTTTTAACATCAAACTCAGAATATACACGTTGTAATGGAACAATCAAATATGTTTGAATAATATCAAAAAAGTTCATCCATGATACTTCATTTGATATATATTTCAATATTTCTTCGATAGAAGGTTCTTTAATATTTTTTTGCAATTTAAATTGTGGTGATTCAAAATAAGATTTATACTGACTAACTATTTCTGCAATAGAAGTTAATTTATGTATATCATCTGAATTATCTTTTAATATTGTTTCATTTATATCTTTAATAATATCATTCCATGTATCTATAATATAGTATGAAGGGTTTAATGACATATTCAAATCTGCAAAGTCAGCTACTACTTCTGTTACATCTGAAACAGAAGGTGTACTAACAGATGGAACAGAATTTTTAATATGAACTGTATTTAATAAATCATTAAATGTAGTATAATTAACTAATATTTCTGCAGTATCTAATTGTGCTTTACCTTCAATACTAAAATCCATTACACGAGGATTTTCTGGAAATTGAAATTCACACCATGTACATTTATTTGTTAGACCAGATTCATGTGGATATCCTTTATGTGATCCAGTGAAACAATACTTGAGAAACAGATGATAATATAAACTTTCATCTGCTTTTACTAAATCAGCATTGTATTCTCTTGGTATAAATGTAGTTAATAACATCTTAACATCTTTAGGGGCAATTCCTCTCAATCCTATTTCAATGGAGTTAAATTCATCTGAGTTCCAGAATGAATCAGGCTTTGCAACATTTTTACGACAGCATGTTATTTCTGAGAAGGTAGAACTTTGTGAGAATATAGCAGTATCTCTTGCAGTTTGATGTGCTTTACGAATCCAATAATTAATAAGTGCAATTCTACTTCTTGAATTATTGGCTATTTCAGGGATAATAACATTTTCTACACTTTTTATAGGCTCTGGTAAGAATGATGATGGTATTTTTTCCAGATTTAATAATTCAGGTGTTTTCTCAAGATATATACGTTTTTTATATAGAGATATTTCAACTAAATCATTCAGTTTAGAAATATCATTAAATACTACTGGAATTTTTTGTATAAATGCTTCATATAGTTTTGGACGTTTAAATTTATCAAATCCAGCTGTACTCCAAGGATGTGCACTTTTAATGCATGATAATAATCCAATTGCAAAATATTGAACTGTTATCATATTATCTTTATTTGTATCTAAAGGATATCCATTAAAGTTATAACTTACTGTATGTTTCTCAGCATCTTTAATATGTTGTACTTTAGTATATGATGGTATAGCGGATTGAATTTCTATTAACATATAAACAGCACATGATAAAATCATTAGAGTTGCTTTATATTTTTCATCTATTTTTTTCTCTTCATTTTTAGAGAGTTTTAAATTCATAAATTGTATAACATTATCTATAATATTTTGTATTTGATTACGTTTCAGTTCGATCATCATAAATTGTGAGAGTTGACAGATAATACTATAATAAATTGTACTTTCAGGAGTTAATAATAGAATTTTATCTTGAGATAATTCTATAGGTGCTCCTTCTATAGGTGTTCCTTCTGTATCTAATAATGAATTTAGAACTGAATTGAGTTTTTCATCAATTTCTGTCTCTTTATCTACTAATAATGCATTTCCTGATTTTGGCATACCATTCTCATCAAATTCAATATTGGTATCAAATATAAAATCCTTAATAGGTTGCCCACAGTTTCTGCAAATATATCGGCCTTGAAATTGTCCACCAGCAAACTTAAGAATAATCTCTTTATCAATAGATGCTTTTTCTGCAGGACTTAAAAATCCTTGAATTTGAAGGCGCTCATGAATGCATATTAAATGTTTATTGCAAATATTACAATCAATCCAATTTTCATTACGTGGACCTTGATATTTTTTAAATAATAATGTTAAATCTGTAAAACGCTCAGTATCATCATATTTTCTACGAATTGTATTTAACATTCCAACATGTTTACAGAAATTTGGTCGAGGTTTAACATATGGTTCATTTAATTGAGCTAATTTTAGATTTCGTTGATTCTCTAAATATTGCAAACGTTCTGCACTGTGTTTTGCTTTCATTATATATATTAATTTATCTCCTGCAGTAACTTGTAAATAATCTGCATATTTTTTCATAATATAACTTAGAAGACCAATATCAGAATTTACAAGAGATGGATTAAATTTCTTATAATTTTCAATTTCATTATTTAAAATAACTTGCTTAGATAATTTCTCTAAAAATGATAAATCCTTTATGAAATAATTATCACTAGGAGGAGATACAACTTGTATACTATCGCGCATATTTTTAATGAATAATTTCAACACATTTTGACTAGTTATCATTTTATTAGAAAGTGTATTATACAAATCAATGTTTAATTCCATATCATTGATACCATAGTGTTGAAGAATATAAAACATATCGCTTATATTAAGAGAATCAATAGATAAACCATTTATATAATCAGCAAATTCAATATTACCAATCGTTGTACCAGATGGATTAAATAATTGAATATTATTTGATGTTCCACCTTCAACTGGTGTACCAAGTTCTCCTAACAATGTCTTCATTGTTTTATGAGGAAGACAACTTACTCCAGAATCAATTGCAAGAAGATTAGATCGTGTAGTACCTAGATAAGGAGCAGATTTTAATGGAAATAAAAGATATGAAACAACAGGTGCACTTTCTTCATGAATTAGAGGTTCTTTTAATCGTTTTATTCCTTTATTATATGTTGTAGTTAGCGCACGTTCTATACCAAATGCTACTTTATCTAGAATAATACGATTATCTGCATTTATTATTGGTCGTTTTTTATTTTTATATTTCTCATCTTCTGTATGAATAGATAAATATCCAGGAAGCTCCTTTTCAAATATTCCTTCATCTACTTCAGGTACAACCATTCTAAAAAAATCACTATCTGCAATGGCACTCCATACTGATTCATCATCATTTTTAATCCATGGAACTAAATATCTTTTTAGAAATTGTTTCTGTTTAGTGGGATTTGCAAATGTTTTTGATGATGTTTGCATCTCTCTTAATTCAGTTAAAAAATCAAAACAAGCAACACCTTCTTCATCAAATTCTTCTTCATTTATCCCTGCATTTTCTAATTGCTTATTAATACTCATATCTGTTATATATAACTTCTTACTAACATTAAGAACAGGGCGACCCAATGGAACTTGTACTGTATCTATTAAATCTGTCAGTGTTCTCGCAGAAACTTGTTTAATACCTTTCTTTGTTCCATCTGCATTATATGCAATAATTGTATTTTTTAGATAAAATAATGTTTCAATTAAAATACGAATTTTTCGTAATACTTTAGGATCATTCTTATCTTTAGAGGATAGTTCTGCAACATAGTCATTCAGAGCATCTATTTTTTGAAGTGCATCAGGAATATTTTGTTCAAATTCTTCTGCTTCTCTGAATATTTCAGGAATAATAACCTCTTCAGATCCAATAAATACTACATCATCGTCTTCTTCTTCTAATAACTCTTTCTCTTCATTCATTGATCCCTTTTCTTCATCTGATTCAGGAGCATCTTCAATCCCTGGACTAATGATAATAAATGGCATATCAAGAGGAATTCCAACAAATTCAAATTCAATTTTTTCTATATTTTTTTCTTCATCTTCTATATTTATGTAATCTTTATCGGAATTTACATCTATAATTTTGTATTTATTGTAAAAATCCGTGTAATTTGTATCTAAAATATCTTTTCGTAAAAATGTATCTATTTTTTCACCAACATGAAAGTCCTGTTGTTCTACAAATGATTCAAATACTCTTTTTTTAATAACCGTAATAGATTGAATATTATGATGCTCTTTAAATATTTCTTCTTCATCATCATCTTCATACTCAAATATATATAATGCATTTGAATCCAATAATGATTTAACATGAAGTTGTTCATTACTTCGATAATATACATAACCAACAAGAGGTCCACGATTAGTAAATAATATTTCTACTGTATCGCCTAACTGTATAAATAATAATTCATCAAATGTATTATTTAATTCTGTCGGGGTTGCATCATCTAATGTTTCTTTTTGTTCATCTAATTCATCTAATTCATCTAATTCATCCACTTCATCTAATTCATCCACTTCATCCACCTCTTCTGGTTGAACTTCTGGTTGAACTTCTTCTAGTTCGCTTGAACTCATGTTCCCTATATTTATATAGATATTGTATGTATTTAAAACATACAGTATTCATATTATTATATTTTTTAATATAAAGACATCTTACATATCATCTTTATAGGATTTAATATGATATTTGTAACAGTATATAAAGATCTTATCGACAAATTCCCTACATGGAATGAATTAGAATCATATTTAACGTCTGTTCATGGTGGTTTACTTCATATTTCTGATAAAAATGACAAATTATGTATTATTCGTTCTAAAAATGGTACTAATATAAATCTACCACATGTTAAATGGTTTCGTTCTACTGTCTGGGATATGGAGCTAAATCGTCCTGTTTCTGTTGCACCACCAAAATCCATCAAGTATTTTCCGCATGAAACTGTTCAACAAGCGGTAGATGCAGGTATATTCTGTCAAGAATTTTATGATGGATTTATGATTAATTGTTTTAAATGTGCAGATAATGAATTGTTTATTACTTCACGTTCAAAGCTTCATGCAACCGGAAATTTTTATTCATCAAAGAGTTTTTGTGAATTATTTAAAGAGGCATATACAGGCGATGAACTGGATGCACCATTGCAGCATGAATTATCTGTATCATATAGTTTTGTAGTTCAACATCAAGAGCATCATGTTGTTACCCCTATCCATGAAAACCGTGCACTTTTACTGCAAAAAGCAACCTTTTTTAATGATGCATCATTCTTTTTGGAAGATCGTATTGAAACATTTCAAGGTCGGATGAATATCCCTACCATTGCAATGGATGATACTATGACTGTTAATGAATGGCGAAATCAGTATTTTTCAGATAAATCATGGGAATTTCAAGGCGTAGTTCTTAAAGATTTAAATGGTAATCGGTGGAAATTTCGCCATGAACCATATATGGTGGTAAAGGAATTGCGTGGAAATAGTTCATCTGATATTGAACGATTTTCACAGCTTTACTTAAAAAATCTTATTAAACCCTATTTAGAATATTATCCGTTGGAATCATTTACGTTCATTTGTAATAATATATTTATGAATATGTTGCATCAACTTGTTTATAATCATTATGTTCAGGTATTCATTAAAAAGACAGTTAAAATGAATGATGTTGAACAGATTTATCGACGCAATCTATATCATCTTCATACGTATTATGTACACTATTTGCGTCCACAGAAACGAAAAATTACGTATAATGTCGTTGCCTACTATTTTTCTAAGATGCCGTGGCAAAGTATTGCATTTTTATTACGTCATATGCAGGATTCATATTTTGATGAGATAAAGGATGTGGTGAGTCAGTAGAATTTATAAAGAACTTAAAACTTTGACATCTTTCTAACACAGAATGCCATATTCTATCGGAATTGACTTGGGCACCACGACTAGTTGTGTGGGTGTATGGAAAAATAATCAAGTAGAAATTATTGCAAATGAACATGGTAATCGTACTACTCCTTCTTATGTAGCATTTACTGATTCTGAACGTCTCATTGGAGATTCTGCAAAGAATCAGTTAGCTTCTAATCCAAAGAATACAGTATTTGATGCCAAACGTTTGATTGGTCGCAAGTTTGAGGAGTCTGTTGTAAAAACAGTAGCATCTCATGCACCTTATTCTGTTTCTTCTGATCCTAATGGAAAGATTCTAATTGGTGTACAATATAAAGAAGAGGATAAAAAATATTTACCTGAAGAGATTTCTGCAATGGTTCTAACAAAAATGAAACAGACTGCTGAAGCCTATCTAGGTGAAGATGTTAAAGATGCTGTTATCACTGTTCCTGCCTATTTTAATGATGCTCAGCGTCAGGCTACAAAAGATGCGGGCTTGATTGCAGGATTAAATGTTCTACGTATCATTAATGAACCGACTGCTGCTGCTCTTGCATATGGACTTGATAAGAAATCAAATGGTGAACAGAATATTGTTGTTTTTGATTGCGGAGGTAAACATACTGCTTCCTAAGGTATTAGTCCTTATGTTGCACTATAATAATAGTGTAATAGAATCTGGTGAATTGACGGGAAACCCCTAAAGTCTCTTCTACTAACTTATCCTGGTAACAGAGATAAGGGCACAGAGTAATTATCTGTGAGATAGTAAAAAAGAAGAGAATACTACAATGGGCAATCCGCAGCCAAATATCCTAGAAATAGGATAGAGGTTCAGAGACTAGATAAAGTATCCTAAATAGAAATTCTATATGGAGAAATATCCACGAGTGCCAGAATCAGATTAAATCTGATAAGATATAGTCCGAACTTACAGGAAACTGTAAGAAGTATAGATAAAGAGCTATACGATAACAAGCGTTGGGTACGCATGATGTATCTCTCATCTGTATCGATGATGGAGTATTTGAAGTCAAAGCCACTGCAGGTGATGGCTTTCTTGGTGGTGAAGATTTTGATATGGCACTAACTGACTGGTGTGTGCAAGA